GTCTGAGTGGCTTCGGCCTGCTTTGGTGGGATCAGCACCTTGATTGATACGGTCATGGTTTACTCCAAAAGAAGGATGTTATTCGGGATGTATTGTGTCATCAGCCAGTTAGTTCCGTCTGACACAAGTGTCGCAGAGTCACCTGAACTTGCCAAGAGAATCGATGTGCCAGCAGCACCACCAGACAATGGAACGACATTTGATGATGCTGACACCAATGTTTGTGCCTGGTAATTCTGAAAGTGCAACACTCGGCCTGAGTAAGATGAAGCCGCAGGAAGTGTGGCCGTACAAGTCGAGCCAGACTTATTGTTGATCAGCCACAGCTCAGTGGCCGCAACCGTAAAGTCAGCCGTCTTTGTGACTGGTGCTGACACCGATTGTTTGTTGTTAAATGTTGTCCAATCAGTCGAACTTAACGCACCGCGATTGGTTGCCGAGGCTGTAGGAACATTTAGCGTGATGACTGGCGTTGTGGTTCCGTTGGCAACAGTTGAGGAGAGGTCTGTGCCAGTCGTTCCAAGTGTGAGCGCGGACACCGATGTGACTGTGCCTGATCCTTTATTATTGAACGTGTTCCAGTCTGTCGATGTCAAATAACCATTGGTCGATGTGTTGGCTGCCGCCATTGAAATGGCCGGTGTTGTGCCACCAGAAGAGACAACAGGCGCTGTTCCAGTAACAGATGTGACGTAAGTGCCAGCAGGCTGTTTATTGTTAAATGTGTTCCAGTCTGTACTGGACAAATAACCATTTGACGCTGCGCCAGACTGAGTGATGCTCAATGTGCCGGTCGAGTAAGCCAAAGGTGCGCTAACTGTAGTGGCTGCAAGCGCTGTGCCATTTCCGTATAGCAGGCCAGAGATGCTTGTCGACATGGTGATCGCAGGCGTTGTCGTAGCTGTGGCCACAGTGCCAGCAAAACCGTTGGCCGATACTACTGAGACGCTAGTGACTGTACCAGTGCCATAAGGAAGTGCTGGAATGTCAGCGGCCACCAAAGCCCTGAATGTAGGTGCACCAGATGAGCCATTAGGCGCAGCTAGCACATAATTGGCAGTCTTGGCAGCGTATGGATTCTGAGTGTCACCATAGCCAGAAGCCAAACTGATTGCCGGTGTAGAGCCTCCAGACGACACGACAGGCGCTGTACCAGTGACAGATATGACAGCGCCAGCGGTGCTTATAGGAGCGTTTTCCCAGCGTAATTGAACTGCATCGTAAACAAGCACATCACCATTGGCTGGTGTTGGCGCGTAAACATCAGACAGTTGACTGACCAATGGCTCGGCTTGCACTCTGACAAAAATAGAACCAGACCCTGCTGTTGCAGCATTCACCACTGCGGCCACCACTATGTGTGGAGTTGGTGCTGCTGGCAAATTCTTTGTCAGGCCGCCAGCAAAAGATGGGTTGTAGTACAGGATGTCACCGTCTGCCCAGACTTCACCGTAAGGTGTGCCGGTGGTGTTGAATCCTCGCACCAAGCCAAAGCTGGAGACCAAGCCAAAGCCATTGTTTGCAATTGCTTCTGCGGCCACGCCCATGATGAGCTGGCCATTTGTCACGCCAGTCGATGGTTTGCCTTTGAGCACGCCAGATGCACCAACAGAACCATCGAACATCACCAACTGACCTTTGGCAATGGCTGCCGATGCCTTGATGTAGTAATACTGCGACTCTCCAATGGCTTGATTGACGTTTGGTGTCATTTCAAGATTGAGCGTATAGCCGCCATTCCAATGCATCCGGCCAACCTTCACGGCTGGTGATGGCGTGGTGGTATTGAAGTCAATGTAGTCTGTCACCACCGAGTTGTTGTTTTCGATGGCTGGCGCAGTTGCAATCAGTTCAAGTGTTCGAGCCAATTGCGACACGGCATCCAATGCCTGTTGCACTTTGGCATTGAGCACAGCGTCCTCGACTGCTGTGTCCTGTGCCAATGCACTGAGTTGTGCAAGTGCCTCATTTGCTGTGGCCGCTGCCGTGTCTGCCTGGTACTCAAAGTCTGTACCGATAATGACCTGAAGTTCATCCACAGCAGAAAATAGCAACTCAAACTGCCTGATCTGTTGCTGATCAGTCAGGAATGCCGCAAGTTGATCTCGCGTTAGGTTGAGTCTGCGGGATATAGGTGCGGTTGCCATCAGTACACCAATGCTTCAATCTGAGCTTCAAGTCGAACGAATGATACATGGGCATCGCTGTCACCACGGAAGCGCTGAATGCGCCAATTGCGCATGTGACCCTGTTGAAACCATGCCAAGCGCTTTGCGGTGTTTCCAGTCGTGCCAACAGTAATGTAGCGGTCTTGACTCCAAGATTTGCCATCTAGTGAGTAGCTGGTGCTGATCTGTGGATTTGTGCCAATGGCCACGCTGCCGGTCAAGCTGACCAACTCTAGCTCATTAAAAATCGCGCCATTGCTCTCGTTGTAGACGATTAGCGTGCCAAATTCCCAGCGTACTTGCTGGCCCCAATGTTCACCAGTGCTTTGCACAAAATAACCGATTGAGCTGGATTGAGGATCGCCAACCAACCACTTGTCATAGCACCAGACTATGTTGCGTGCGCGGTACTGTGAAAAACCAACTACGGTGGTGGTCAGTGTGAACCATACTTGCTCACCAAGCGCTTCAGATGCCGATGCGTCATAGACTACGGTGCGATCTGGCAGGTGCACATAAAGGTGTTCGTGATTCTTGTCATTTCGTGCTTCGAGTTTGACTGTTGCCAGTTGCGCCTCGGTGTATTGCAAGAGCAGATTGTCGATCTCTTGCGTACTGATCTTTTGTGTGGTGGCTGCCGCACCGATATAGATGCCTGGCGCTTCATTGCGGCCACCACCCAAGAATGCAATGCGCTCGATATAGACGCAGCATCCAAATGTGCCGATCACGCCCTTTTGGATTTGAGCGCCATCGATGCGTGCGAATGGGAACAGTTCACCACCCACATTGTCGAACACCTCAATGGTGTTTCGGTTTAGTGCATAGACCTCATTGCGCAGTTTAAGCAATGCCACCACTGGGTCTGGATCAACCTCTGAGCTTCCATATTTCAGAGGATTGACGGCCAGAGGATTTGATAGTTCAGTGACGATCAAAAACTCGCCATCGGTTGTCATGAAGTAACCATCCACCCAGCAGAAGTCAAGCACCACGCCAAGGTCTGGATCGGTGTTTTGCGTGAGAGTAGATGCAACTGGATTCCAGAAATACAGTCGACCACCGGATGCGATGGCCAGCAGATCAAAGCTGTAGTCCATTGTCACTAGCTCGGTTGTTGGTCCACCAACATCACCCAGAGTCGTCACAGTGCCATTGCTGGCCACAGATACCAGCTTGGTTCCCATGACTCGATAGCAGACACCATTCCAGTTGATGCCGCCACGGTCTGTGCCTGGTCCAGTTCCATTGCCCACAATGCCATCGCCTGGACGCAAAAATCCATTGCTGATGCCAGACTTCTTTGGCACCGGCATCATGTTGACAGGATAGCTGGTGAGAAGCTCTGGCGTGTTGTCAGAGTAGATGCCGTTGAGGATTGGGATTTGCATGGCTTACCACTTGACCTTGTTGGCCCAATACGCTGCGCTCATCTTGCCCTTGGCAATGTTCTCAGCGTGCCTAGCCTTGAATGATTCTCGACGAGTCTTGTCTGCTTTGGACTCGCCTTCCTTCTTTGGAGACCCAGAAACGCCTTGTTGACCAAAGCGAATTGTCTTCACTTGGTCACCGGCCTTGGCCACGACAACGTGGCTTTTGGTCGGATGCGATGGTGTGCGCTTTGGCTTGTTGTAGCCTTCCACGCCAACGCGAGCGAGTCTTGAGTCTTTGGTGGCCATTAGATGCCGCCTTCTCCTGTGGCCACGTTCAATGTGGTGCCAGATGCGGAGATGTGCGACAACGCAGTGTCTTCTGTTGATTTGCGAATAATGATTTCGCTGTTTGCACGAACAGGAATGTCTGCTGTAGTTGCAGCGCCATCACCGATTCGCACGTAGCAGATGTTTGCACCACTATTGACCAGACGGACTGCTTTGTCCTGTTGGTTGATGGTGATTGCAGCAGATGTTGCCGCAGGAGTAACAACTTGGTTTGAGCCAAGGCGTGGACTGAATTGATTGACTACAGACATGGTTTTCTCCTAAGAATTAAGCAATGCGATACCACGAGTTTGTGGCTTGGTAGAAGCGCATGCGGAAAAAGTCCTGCGCTGCGAGTGTGCTGGGTGCTCCATAGCCATTGGATGCGCCATTGAGCGCCAGCGTGAAGGCCGTGATCTGCTGAGTAGTGGTCACCAATACCTCAGTGCCATCAGGCGTTCCGGTGTTCAATGGAAGGGTGATTGTGCCAGTGGCCAGTGTGCCAGCAGGCTGGATGACCATCCATTGCTGTTCGCTGACTGGCGTTGGCACTGAAACATTGAAGCCAGTGCCTGGTGTGTACAGGTTGGTGGCCACAGTTGGTGCTGCAAAAGTCTGCTGGAAGTATTGCAGCAATTGCGTGATCGAAACCTTGCGAGCATCGCCATTGTTCGAGACGTAGACCGGCAGGAGGTCACCGCCAGAGACTTGGCTGATGCCTGATAGTTGATTGATTGTTGGCATGATTGTGATTCCTCAGTTGATTTCGAGTGGGCCATCTTGACCGGCCAAGACTGGATCGACTGGCGGACGGATGAAAGGATTGTCGTATACGCGCCAAGGCTTGTTGCCTGCGCCTGCTGGCATTGTGCTTGGCAGTTGCTGCTCCAT